AAGAAAAAGAATTAGAATTAATTAATAATAGGTTTGCTGAAGAAGATTCAATTGATTATGATAATTGGCATTTGATGAGTGATGAAGAGATATTAATTTGCGATGCTCAAATGTTTGCTGATGAAGCATATTGTGATAATGAATTTGATTCATTAGAGGAATTTGCTAAAAATGCTTCTGAAGGTGAAGGAGATACTATAGAGAATACTATTAAAAGATTAAATAAAATGTTAACTAAAGGAATATTAAAATTAAAATAATTCCTTAGCTTTAAAATAAAAAATAGATCGTATATTTAAGTATAAATAAATTAAAAATAATAAAATATGAAAAAATCAACACAATCAGAAATTAAAACAGAAACACTAATTGTAGAAACACCTAAAAGAGGACGTAAAATAAACCCTAACAGTGTTAGACAAATGAGATTAGCTGAATTAGAAGCAAAACGTTCAAATGGTGAATGTAAGAGAGGTAGACCAGTTAATCAAGATAGCGTTAGACAAAGACGATTGAATGAAATGAAATCTAGAGCTGAATTGACTGGTGGTATAATTAAAAGAGGCCGGCCTGCTAAAATTAAAGAAGCAGCAGTAGAAAAAGAAGCAGTAGTAGAATAAATACTTTAACTTTTTAATTTACTTGAAGAGAGAGGGATTCGTAAGAGTCTCTCTCTTTTTTTTGGTGGCATACGGCCGTATATCGTATGTAGTAAGTAATTAGTCCCCACGGCGCGTTGCCGTCCATCGATGGGCGGGGTGGGGAGGGGCACAATTGGATGACTCTACAGATCTCCTATAACCTTTTACCCATCGACTTGTATATCCCTATATACCCCCAAATTAACCCACAAGTCCCGTTTTGGGCATTTTTTTAAAAATCCATAGGTTTTAAATTCTTTTTCTTTTAAAATTCTTTGGCATCGTGGGAGTATATACGTATATTTAATATAAAATCAAGGTTATGATAATACACATTACAGAAGAAGAAGCAAAAAAATACATACCGTGTGAGGAAGATTATTTAAATGGGGGATATAAGGATCCAAAATACTATACACTAACACAAGGAGAAGATGGATGGGATTATGTTAAATATTACATGAAAAGAAGAGTTGGAAGATATAGTGAAAGGGATGTGGATTATGATTCATGGGTGTACATTTTAACTAACCCATTACATGAAAAAACAGTTTTAAAAATAGGACATACAAAAAACGACCCCGAAATAAGAGCTAAACAAATATCAAGATCGACAGGGGTTCCTCTACCATATGAAGTAGCATATGCATTTAATTGCTTTAATGGTGAAGGTCTTGAAATAGAGGTACATAGATATTTAGATCAATATAGGATAAGTAATGATAGAGAATTTTTTCAAATGAATATTGAAGACGCTAGAAAAGTAATTGAAGAACTAGGTAAAAGATATATAAAGAATTTGGATTCCTAGGAAAACGTTCGTATATTTAGGTCATTAAAATAAAAAATAAAGGTTATGTTAAATTTACAAAATTCAGATTTCCTATCAAAGGAAGAAATTAAATCAAAAGCTCCATCAGTTTTCACTTCAACGGCAGCTCAGGGTGTTTCAGAGAAATACACCCACATTCCAACTTCAAATGTTATTGAAGATATGGATTTGTTAGGTTGGAAAGTAGTTGATGCTAAAGAGGTTAAAGCAAGAAAAGGTATTGGATTTCAAAAACACTTACTAGTGTTTAGAAATGAAGATGTTGTAATTAATGGTGCAGATGGTGATACAGTTTTCCCACAAATTTTACTTACAAATTCTCACGATGGAAAAAATTCATTTACATTTACAGCAGGTCTATTTAGAATGATTTGTGAAAATGGTTTGGTTATTTCAACAGAACAATTCGAAGATGTTAAGATGAGACATATGGGATATACGTTCGAGGAATTGCAAGAGCAAATCAAAGGTATGGTTGAGCGCTTACCATTAACAGTTGAGTCAATGAACAAAATGAAGCAAATTGAAATGAGTCAAGATGCAGCTATTGAATTTGCTAGAAAAGCAGTTGCAACTCGTTTCAATGAAAATGAAATAGAAAATATTTCAGTTGATATAAATACATTGTTAGTACCAACAAGAAAAGAAGACGAAGGAAATGATTTGTGGAGTGTGTTTAATGTAGTTCAAGAGAAAATATTGGATGGAGATTTCAATTACACGTTTGGTGTTAAAGTTAGAAAAGCAAGAAAAATCAAAAACTTTAGCCAAGATTTGAAAATCAATAAAGAATTATTTAACTTAGCTTTAGAATATGCAAACTAGAATTTTAACATTTATCTTTATAATAAGCCTCCTTTTTACATCATGTACTAAGGAGGACCTTATAAGCCCTTGTTTAACAGGTGATTGTAAACAATCATTTTGGATAGATACCCTTTCAAATAAAGGAAGTTTCAAAGACGGATATTGGAGAGTTAAATATCAAGGACTAGGATATTTCACCATTAAAGGAGAATTATCAGAACTTAAACCCGAGTACGTCATAAATAAAGTACCACTAATTGAAGCACGATACGATTCAGACTATTGGATTATATTTGATACACTCAAATTCAAAACACCAATGTATTCATATATGAGTTGGTTTAATGACAAAAAATTCAATACCCCAATTTCAATTGGAAATAAAACGTATACAATGTCTCAATGGAAAAGCCAATCAGATATATATAATTTAGCAGGGTATACAATTACAACGCGCATGTGTATAGATTGTGCTTATACACCAACTTTAATAGGTTCATACTCAAAATATACCTATGCACCTTCAAAGAGTTTTTTTTTGTCCCCACAAATGATAGGCGACACCGCTACTATTTTTATAAAAGTTATTTACAATAACGATTGGGGTACTAGAGTAACCAAAGAAGAACAATTTAAAATTATATTTGAATAATGGGAAACATTTCTTTTGTGTGGTTGGGGGACATTGTTCCCTCTCAATTTATTGAGAACTACAAGACATGTTGTAAAGTGAACCCACAATATAACTCACGTCTTTTCCGTGACGAGCAAATCGAACATTTAGCCAAGGTCTATGGTATAGACCAAGTTTACCACAACTTAAACCTAGTCAACAGATGTAACCTAGCAAAATATCTAGTATTACATTATTATCCAGGTGTATACAGCGATTTAGACATTGTGTGGAAACGTAACGTGGATGAACTATTAGCTCAGCCCGTAAACAGATTTTATAACCAAGCGTTCTGGCCTAATTATAATCAAGTACATGCTGAACCTGAATTCATATCGTGTGTTCGGCCTTATACACATATTTATAACGGCGAGAAAGTGTATATATTTGATGATCATTTAATTTATGCTACTTCTATCGCAATGGCTAAGGTAATTGATTATAGCAAAGAAAAATGGTTGAGTCAACAATATGACCAATCAATAAATTTTGAACCATTTGGGCCTGTTTCAATTACCGAATTGATATATGATAAAAAAATGAATGCTAATATGTGGTATGATGTTCAATGTCAAGCAATTGGGCAATTTTGTGACCATCTTAGTACTAGAATGTGGGAATAGCGTATATACGGATTTAAGTATGGTGTGGGGAGTGTGAATGCATTTGGCTAGTGAATATTTTTATTGTATATTTATAAAAATTTAAAGAAATGAAATATGGGAAAATTATTATTATTGTTATCCTTATTGGTGTTTACTTGTTCGATTTACTCTCAAGAAAATATCATAAAAGGAAAGGTTAGTTATTATGCTAATAAATTTCATGGAAGGAAAACAGCATCTGGGAAACGATTTGATAATACAAAATTAACATGTGCTCATAAAACTTTACCATTTGGAACATTTTTAAAAATTATAAATCCATTAGATGGAAGATTTGTGGTTGTAGAGGTAATTGATAGAGGTCCATATATTGGAAAAAGAGTAGTTGATTTATCTAGAATGGCATTTTCAAAAATTGGAGATTTAGAAAAAGGGGTTATGACTGTTATAATAGAAAAAATTGATCCTAAAAAAAAGAAAAATTTAGCTTATGGATCAATAAATGAAAAATGTGAGCAAGATAATTTGGAATTATAAAAAAATAATCGTATATTAAAATTAAAAAATAATAAGTCATGAACGAAAAAGAAATTAAAAAAGCAGAATTAATCAATGTATTACTTGATTATAGAGCACAAGCAGAAGATGTATTTAAGTATCATTCATCAAACCCGAACAAAATTGATGTAGAAACAGAGTATACTAGATTAATGGGGGTATGTAGTGAATTAGAAAAACTTATACAAAGTTTAAATCAATAATATTTATAAAAATCAAACCAAATGAAAAAATTAATTTTAGCAGCAATAGTAATTGTTACAATGCTTACAGTTTCTTGTGAAACTACACCAACCGAAGTAGAAACACTTTCTACAATTGATTCTATGTCAATAGATTCAACAATCACTGCCTTAGATTCTTTATCTACAGTAGATACTATTGCTAAGTAGAAAAAACAAAACATCGTTGTTTTTAGGGGAAGACTAGTTCTTCCCTTTTTTTGTCTATATTTATATCCATATACATAAAAATGGTGGTAGATAAGTCCATAAATTTAGATAATATTTTTTCTTTGTTTTCTCCTGAAGGTGAAATAGGGAAGAATAATGATAAGGTTTTTATAGATTTAACTCAAAATCCTATATATTTGATAGGAATGTATAAGAAAATGGTTATTAACTATGTTGTATCAAGTAGTAAAATTGTAGAATCTTTGAGAATATTAAATCCTCAACTAGACCCGCAAGATATAGCAGACGCTGGTGATTATATGTTTTTTAATAAGGCATATTTGTATATAGAAAATATAAGATTAGATAACCCAGAACATGTAATTGCATTGGAAAAATTATCAGATAATGATTTAATTTTTACTCTAGAATATGGAATACAATACTTTATAAAAGAAGAATTATATGAAAATTGTCATCATTTAACAGAAATTTTAAAGAAAATAAAAGAATTTTCAAAATAATTTGGAATATTTGGTTTTTGTTATTATTTTGGAGGTGTTGAGAAAGGGTTAAGAAAAGAGATGAAATAAGAATGATGAGGTATGATGAGAAATAGGGGGGAGGAAATATTAAATAAAACAATTAAATTATAAAAAATGAGAAATCGAGAATTATTTACCCGTAGATTAGAACAAATCGAAGGTCGACTTAAAGGATTAACACTTATGGTCTCTAGAGGAGAAAGTGCTAGAGATTTTAAGCATGAAATATCTAAAATTGAAAACATGGTAGATGAATTGAAAGGATATATTGAACGTGAACCAATGTCTCCTGGAGAATTGAACCCAATTAGATAAAAAATTAAATTTAAATAAAAGTTATGAACAAATTATCCGCTGAACAAATCCAGGGAAACTGGAGTGTATTAATGTCTAAAATTGATGCTTATATAGCAGAACCTAGACGAACACAATTAAAAGATTTTTATGGTAAGTATGCAGAACGTATTATGTTAATGCCTGCTGCCCATAAAAAAGAATATCATAATGCATTCCCAGGTGGATATGTAGATCATGTTATTAGAGTTATAGATTGTGCCCTTAAAATAAATGATGTGTGGGTAGAAATGGGAGTAGATACTTCAACATATGTAATTGAAGAACTAGTATTTTCAGCATTAAACCATGATTTAGGTAAAATGGGAGATGATGAACATGAATCTTATATCCCACAGACAGATAAATGGAGACAAGAAAAATTAGGTGAAGATTATATGTTTAATAATAAACTTCCATTTGCTTCAGTTCCAGATAGAGGTTTATTTTTACTCCAATCACATGGTATCCAGTATACATTCAATGAAATGATAGCTATTCAAACACATGATGGTTTGTATGATGAGGGAAATAAAAAGTACCTTATGACTTACATGCCCGAACAAAAACCTAGAACAGCTCTACCTTTTATAGTCCACCAGGCGGATTTAATGGCTGCTAGAATTGAATTTGAAAAGGAATGGTTACCCAAATTTGGAAAAGATTTGGCTCCTAAAAAAGGAAATTTTACATTGGACCCAAAAAACCCGAAAACCACCTCTACAATGAAAACCAAAGCATTAGGTTCAATTAAGAGTGAAGGATTGAAAAACATGTTAGATAATTTATGATGTACACAATTATTATTTCTATACTTTCAGTTATGGTCGTAATCTTAGGATTTACGACCTTTAACTTATTACGTAAAAATGAAAAAGCAGAAGATATACTAGTAGGATACCTAGATTATCTTGACAAAATGTCTAAAGTGATTGAAGTATCAGATGCTAGACTTAAAAAAATAGACCACAGAGGTACATTTCAAAGTGATGATGAAGTAGGGTTTTTCTTTGATCAAATTAAAAAATTACAAGAAATCCTTAACGAATTTAAACTTAGAAGATACTAACATGGATTCCATAATTAGAAAGCACAAATTAGAAAAGCAAAAAAAAGTATACTTTACTAAAGAAACAGAGGATGCTATTATATCCTATAATCTATCAGTAGATCCAATTTTTAGAAGTAACATATATCAAGAAAGAATTCACTGGGCTTTTTATAAGTTAACAGAGAATATAATCCACACCTTTAAATTTTATCATACTGATGTAGAGGATCTACAGGATTTACAACATGAAATCATGACATTCCTCCTAGATAAAATACATTTATTTAGTCCTGAAAGAGGAGCTAAAGCATATTCCTATTTTGGAACCATAGTAAAACGTTACCTTATAATTTACACCCAGAAAAATTATAAAAAACAAATCAATAACCTTTCAGTTGATAGTTTAAGTAATTACTCTAATTTAGATACATCAGATCCATCA